CCTGGATCGTCCGCAGCGGTCTCCGGGTTGAAGAAACTCGTCCAGGAGATCCGGCCGTCCCGCAGCAGCCCGATCCGCTCGTAGGCGCCCTTGTCGATACCGGTCACGTCCTGCGTGCCGGCCAGGCCGCCGCCGATCTCGTTGCCCGCGCCGGTGTCTCCGGACAGGTCGTAGCCGTCCAGGTAGAAAGCCTGCCCGAGGCCGCTTCGCTTGCTCATTCAGGCCCCCTGAGCCCACACGTCATTGACGATCATCGGAAGGTCCAGATTGGCGGTGCGGTACACCGTCGAGTCGAGCTGCAGGTACCGATACACGGCACGCAGCGCCGCGCCCTCCGCACCAAGGAGGTCCAGGTTGCGGACCGTGCCACCGAGGGTGAAGTCTGCGGTGTAGGCGGCGATGAGCTGATCGACCGCGCCCGTGAGCTGCATGTCCACGTCGTCCATCGGCTCCGTGTCCGCAGGCATGTACACCCGCCCGGTGAACACAAGACGCGCGCTCGTGGCGGCGAGCCCGGACCCCTGCTGCGACGGGCCCAGTTCGCTCATCCACACCGCATACGTCAGCCCACTGCCCGGCGCGGACACCGGCTCGTGCCCCAGCACCTGCCCGAACACACCCAACGTCTGGGCGTGGGAGACGAGGTAGTCCCGGATCGTGGTGAGGTCGAGCGCCATCACATCCTCCCCACGTAGCGGGCCAGGACACGCCGCGCGATACCGCCGGCACGCTGCTGGATCAGCGCCCGCGCCCGGGAGAATGCCCGGTAGCCGCGGAACCGGGTGACCGGGTGGTTCCGGGAGCCGGTGCCCTCCAGCCAGTGGCCGTAGATGACGCCATGGTCAGTGACCTCGTAGCCGCCGCGGCCGGAGCGCTCGACGCCCACGCGGGTCTCGTAGTAGGGGGTGCGGACCTTGATGGACCGGCCCAGATGGCTCAGGACGAGGGCCTCCGCCTCGGTGGCGACGCGGTAGTCGACCTGGTCGGTGTACTCGCGCAGCACGCGCTGCGCCCGCCCGTCGGCCATCGGGCCGCTGCTGTTGGCGTTGACGCGGACTCGGAACGCAGGCATCACACGCTCCTCATCCGCGCCTTGCGGCCGTGGCTCGTGTACACCCGCTCACGCAGATCACGCAGCCCCCGGCCCGACACCTCCCGCTCGGCCTCGCCGCCGCCCGCCGTCCGCGCATACCCCGAACGGCCCTGCAGCAGATCGGTGAGCGCCTCGGCGATGCACAGCTGACGGACCGGGCCGGGCGCGTCCCACCGCCATACCGCCGCTTGGTCGTCGTGTACGGCGGCGGTGGTGCCGACCGCGCCCCGCTCCACGGTGAGGGTCCGCGGCGCGTAGACGGCGGCGCCCGTGCTGTGGGCGGCGATCGTCGACCCGTCCCATGCCCGCGTGACGATGAGCGAGTCACCGGCGATGTCGTCGACACGCATGCGCTCGCCGTCGACGAGGATGGTCTCCCCGGCCGCGAACGCCGCGCCGGACTGCACGCCGACGGTCACCGCGCTGTATTGCGCCGCCAGCCCTGCGGCGACGGTCTGCCCGGTGTCGAGCATGCTGCGCCCGGTCACGATCAGCCGCTCGTCGTCGATGCGGAGCAGCGAGCCGACACCCACCGCCGCGCTCGTGGCGGCGTCCACGTCAACGCTGGTCTCGCTGTCGTCGAGGGCTTCCGCCAGCGCGCCGACACGGGTCTCGTCGTCGCGGTACCCGAACAGGCCGGTGATCGTGACGTCCTGCTGGTAGGTGTCGCCGCCGCCAAACACCGCGTTGGAGTCGAGGTCGATCTCGATCCTGGTGTAGGGGGGTTCGTCCCGGTCGTCGGCCCGCCGCACCAGATAGTCGCCCGGCGCGATCGTCACCCCGCCGGAGGTGAGGGTGGTGACGGAGATGACCTCGTTGGCGTCCAGGCGCAGAATCCACGGCGTCGCCCCGGCCCGCGGCGGCCAGTCGAACGACCGCGCAGCCAAGACGGGGTAGAACACGCGGTGCGTCAGCCCCTCCACGGCGGCGGTCGCGTCCGCCAGCGCCCGGTCGATACGGGCATTGCTGCGGGCGGTCTCCCGCACGTCAAGCTCCGCTTTGATCTCCTCACGCGTGGCGTACCACGGTGTGCTCACCTCGTCACCTCCTCTCTCTCGTCTGGCCGTAGGCCCGGCTACGGCCGGCCGTGGATGCTGATGCTGACCCCGGTGAACTCGGCGCCGTCGCCTTCGACCTTCCAGCGGACGCGGCCCAGGTTCGTCAACACATACCCGTTGTTGATCACGCCGTAGGTGGTGCCTGCCGCCTCGACGGCCACCCCGCCGATCGAGGTCGTCGGGGAGGTTTGCACCCAGTTGCCGTAGGCGTCCTGCACGTCGAAGAACAGGGACAACTTTGGGGCCTCGCCCGCGGGGGCGTCGGCGACCCGCACGATCATCAGCCCGTTGCTGATGCGGCTGACGTCGATCGGCCCGGTCAGGCCGGTGGCGTCGTTGACGATGTTCGCCGTGACGTGGTCCGTGGTGCTGTCCAGCGTCAGCCCCGACGCCCGGAAGACCTCGGTGTCCCGGTAGGCGCTCACGGTTCACCCGCTTCGTCAGCCGCCGGCGCCGCCTCCTTCGGGCCGCCATCCGTCCCAGCGGCAGAAGAGCCGCCCGTCCGGGCCTTCTTGGAGCGGCTCGCCGTCGTTCGGGCACGCCTCCGGCTCGCGGGTTCGCTCGTCTCGCTCGTACTCTGCGGCTTCTGCTCGGATGGAGGTGAGCTGTTCCCAGGGGATGGCTCCTCACCTCCCTCCACACTCTGGGCGGGCCAGGTGTCCGACTCGCCCTCGCTGGACCACGCGCCGTGGATGGTCGCCCCGCCGTGCACGGTGATCTTCGGCGCCACGCCGTCCTCCTCATAGTTGCTCGACCGGCAGTGAGGGCAGGCCAAGAGGCCCACCGCGTAGGCGGCGGTGCACTCCCGGCAACGCCACAGCACCATCAGCTCGCCACCAGCGTCGCGCCGTCCGTGAGCGGCACCCACGTGCAGTACCAGGTGATCGCCCCGTCCGGGCTGGTGCCGGTAGTCACCTGCTCGATGTCACCGGTCGTCACCACCAGGCCGCTCAGGGCCTGGCCGTTCTTCACCAGCGTGTACTCGAAGCCGGCGCCGGTGCTGGCCGGGTCGTCGATCGACCCGGCGAACCCGATCACCGTGCCGGCGGCGGTGTCGCTGGTGCCGAGGTCTGTGGCCTCGTTGATGTCGCTGGTGTCACCGGTGGTGGGGTTGATCTGCAGCTTGACGGTGTCGGCGACGGTGATGCTGGTGGTGACCACGCCCCACAGGGCGGTGATCAGTACCTGCCCGCCGGCCACCGTGAAGATGGTGCGGGTGTCCGCCGCGAACGCGCCGGAGGGGGAAGCGACCGGCCCGTTGCCGAGGAGCAGCGAGCGGAGCTGGGTGCCCTGGATCAGGGTGCTCATGGTGAGTCAGTCCCCTCTCAGGCCACGTTCTTGGGCAGGTTGGCCGGCTTCCGCTGCTGCGTCAGGTCGTGGACGATCGCGACGAGGATGCCGCCGTCCACGGTGACTTCGACGCAGTTGTAGCCGTCGGAGAGCTGATCGGCGCCGACGGTGAACACCATGCAGTCGTTGGTGGCGTCGCCGCCGAGAGCAAGGGTGTCGTCCTGCTCGGCCATCGCCGTCCACGTGCCGCCGATGCCGGGGGCCTTGTGGGGGTAGACGTCGCAGTCGAGGGCCTGCTCGGACTGACCGTCGATGGACTCCTTGATGGTGGCGATGGTGGTGCCGTCGTCCTCGTAGGTGACGAACGAAACGGCGTTGGCGTGGGTGAGGGGGATGTGCACCCCGGACGCCGACGGAATGACGTTGAAGACCCGTCCGAGTCCTCGCATGATGCCCTCCTTGAGGGGGTTGATTGCCTCGTTGGATTGGCCCGGCCAGGGGTGCCACTGCCTGGCCGGGCTGGCGCCAGGTCAGGAACGGGTCGCGACCTTGACGAACGGCGAGAGGGTGTTGCTGCCCTTCTTGGGCGTGATCGCCGACTTGATCCACGGCTGGCCGTCCACGCGCTCAATCACGCGCAGGGCAGTCTTGTCGTTGCCGAACTTGTATTCGGTCGACGTGGACGACTGCATGGCCTGCCGGTCACCGATCAGGTAG